ATTCCGCCTTCACCGCTTGCCGCTTTTGCCATCGACGCTTTTATTGCACCCGCGGCGGCAATCATAGCCACACCCGCGGCCAATGCTAATCCCGCCCCGATGGGCGTTGGTCCCGCCAATAACGCTTGCACGAAACTTGAAACGGCGATTGAATATTGAATGAACATTTGTCCCAATTGCATCAAAAGGTCGGCAAAACTTCCAAGGATAAAACGCCCCATGTCCGCGAATGACGCTTCACCAACCATCATCGCCCCCGCGATTTCAGCCATTCCCGAAATGGTGTTTCGTGCGAAATTCTCAATTGCCTTTCCGCCGTTTTCCGCCAATTCTAATTGCGCCAATTTTAACTTTGCGTAATTCTTGCGAAGATTTTCAAATTTGTCGTTGGTTTCTTCTTCGTCAAATGGTAGCGGGTCGAAATCTTCCAATGCGCTTGGGTCAAGATTTACATTGAATGCGTCGCCATATCCGTCCGAATCCGTCGCGCCGTCGAGTGCTTCGCCGTAATTATTAAGAATTTCGGTTCCGTTGTTTAGGTCTTCGTTTAAATCTTCGACTTGCCCTTCTAATGTCCCCAAAGACCCCGTCGTTTCTTCGGTTTCCTCTTTGAACAATCCCAAATCTTGTTTGATTTCGGTGACAACTTGGCCAATGGATTTGAACGCGGGAACCGCCGTTTTTTCCATTTTCTTGAACGGCGCAACCATGATTTTGTCGCGACCAAAAAATTCCGCCGCTTCGTTGAATGCGCTAATTAACCCGTTCACCTTTGGAATCACGGCGTTCACCATGCTCGCAATGGCGTTTCTTGCCGTTGCGCTGAATGCTTCAAAATTATATGCGACGTAAATCACACCCGCCGCCAATGCCGCAATCAATGCCACAATCAATGTGATTGGTGACGTCAAGATATTAACGGCAACACCCAACGCCGTGGTTGCGATTGTCTGCAAAATTGTGGCGTTTCTTAATACCGCCAACCCGCGGGCAATTCCGCCAATTGCAAAAATCGCGGGACCAGCGACCGCCGCAATTCCCGCGACGATGGCGATGAATTTTTTCATTGCTGGGGACAATTCATTGATGAACGCCGCCAACGATGTCAATTTATTAATCAATGGAACCAATGCAACGGCAATCAATGCGCCGAACTCAATCGCCACACCTTCAACCGCTGAACCCAACGCTTTGGTTGCACCTTCGGCCGTTAGATTCATGACGTCCGCCATCGATTTGGCCGCGCCCGCGGATTCCTCAAATGATTTTGTCAATGGGTCAATCTGGTCAACACCTTCGGCCAAAATTGTCAATGCACCTTGCGCGGCGCGTCCGACCTCATCTTTTGCATCAACCAACGTCAAACCACTTGCCGCCAAATCTCGGATGGCTTCGGTTGTTGGTTTTCCCGTTGTGGCTAATTCCGAAATGATTCGACGCAATTGTGTTCCCGCCATTGAACCTTTGACACCCGCATTCGCCAACAACGACATCATGGCGGTCGTTTCTTCCAAAGACATCCCCGCGGATTTCGCAATCGGTGCGACCATCTTCATCCCTTCGGCGAACGATTCCATGTCCATTGATGACGTGGAAAAAGATTTGGCCATCACATCCGTGACGCGTCCCGTTTCGCTAACATCAAAACCAAAACCGCGCAACGTTGCGCCCGCAACTTCCGCCGCCCGTGCCAAATCGCTTCCCGACGCTTGCGCCAAATTCAATGTGGCTTCGGTTACACCTTCAATTTGTTTCGCGGTGAAACCAAGCTTCGCAAATTCCGTTTGTAATCCCGCAACTTCACGCGCTGAAAAGACGGTCGAACGTCCCAATTCTTTGGCGTTGTCCGACAACATTTTGAATTCTTCAGCGGTCGCACCCGATACGGCTTTGACTTTCGCCATTTCTGCTTCAAACCCCTTGAACACATTGAACGACATTGCACCCAATGCGGCAATGGGCGCGGTCAACTTCATGGACAAATTCTTGCCCGTCTGTTGCATCTTGCGACCCATGCGGTCCATGGCGCGTTCGGCTTTATTTAAACCCGTGCGGAACGGCTTGATGTTCGCCGTTAATCTAAAATTTAAACTACTTATGCCCGCCATTTGCCTTCGCTCGTTCTTTTCGTTGGTTGATTACGTCTAAAATTTCCCCACGCGTCCAAACCTTGCGGTCCTTCTTCGTTTCTTTTTCCCACGGAAACACAATCAAATCTTTTGCTTTGATTCTCTTTTTTGTGTGTGGGTTCAACAAAATCGTTGTCATCCAACGCGTGCGTTCCCATTCCGTTTGTTCTTTTCTGCTTTGACGTTCGTTCCAACCTTCGACCAGATTCGCCCACTCGCGTGGCAAAAGGTCATAAAATTGGGACGGCATCAAACCCACTTGACCGAACGCGAACGATTCCAATGTGTCCCATGTGGCAACGTCCGTTGATTGTTGTCCCGTTCGGTCAATTACTTTTTTTCCGTCTTGTTTGCGAATTGTTGTTCAAAAACGTCGAATGCCTTTTCAATCAACATTTCATCTTCATCAATCCAATCCGCAACGTCGGCGACATCATATCGGAACGGCGTTTTTTCTTTTCGCGCCCCGTCTTTAAATCCGCAAAACATTAGCGTGATGGCTTGGTCCAACGTCATGTCGTCACCAAGGGATTCCAATTGCGCCAATGTTGTTCCCGTCATTCTTGAGAATTCACGCAACGCGTTGAATCCAAATCGAATCGGGTGTTTTCTTTCACCAATTTCAATGATGTGTGTCATGTTCTTTTTGTTTTGTTGTTGTTAAAAATGGGAACGCCCGACGGACGTTCCCTTTGTTGTTATGATACCGCCGCTTGCGTCAATACGCCCGTTCCCGTGAATCCGAATGAATAGGTCACATTTTCTTCGACGCCCGCTTCTTGTTCGTAGCTGACCAAGTACGCGTCGCCCGTGTAATCTATTTCACCGCTTGTTGCTGAACCGAATTTCACTTTCACTTTCGTGCGGTTTGATAATAGGGTGAACAAATCGTCTGGTGTGTCGTAATCACCAGAAATTGAATAGGTGACTAATCCGTCGCCACTCAATGACCAATTTTTCAAACCCTCTAAATTTTCGTCCCAACCCGCTGAATCTTTCGTCGTGGTTGAACGCGTTTCCATTGAAACACTTAATGACGCGCTTGTTGCACGTCCTATGATGTCGTAAGATGACCCGTCATCTTCGCTAATTTGAATCACAACGTCCGTTGAATTCATGATTGATGTTGCTGGCATAATTTGTACCTTTTATTTTTTACAATTTACTAAATCTAATCGCGTGACACTCGGAATTTCAAATCACATTGTGACCCGAACGTCCGTTCGTCATCGCTGAACAAATCGCGTTGTCCATCGAACACGCACGATTTTACTTTCACCCCGTCGATTGTTTCGTCCATCCTCACGAATGCACTTCGAATGTATTCAACGGCGTTTTGTGTGTCCGAATACTTGGTTGAAACCATAGTGATTCGGACGTCAATTTCGTCAATGTGTGAATCGCTTTCCTTTGACATTGTCGTGGAAATGCTCACCACCTCATAAACCGCGAACGGCGTCGCCTTTGTCTGTTCGCCAACCACGGGAAAAACTCGTCCACCAAACAACGTGTTCAACGCTGAATCGCTGGTGAATTTTGATTTGATGACTTTCCCAATCATATCCGTGCGGCTTTTGTTTGTTTGTTTAAGAACGAACGCATCCGTCGTTTGAACTCATGTCCAACACCCGCGGAATTTTGCATCCGTGCTTTTCTTGCGAATCCAACGTTTGCGCCTTTATACTTTCCGTTGTTCAAATACCCGTATTCAATAAAATGGGCAAACCAACCGCCCTTTTCTGGGTCTTTGAAACTACGTTTGACACGCGGTCCAACTTGCAACGATGCGAATGTTGAACCCTTGTTCACACGCGTGGTGATAATCCCCATTGATTTCCGCAATTGTCCTTTCGTTATTTCAGCGTAAACGCCGCCGTTTCGATACACGACAAATTTGTCGCGTGGATTCTTGCGTCCCTTTTCGGATGTCGATGACGATGGGAAATCGGTGATTCCGTCGCGATACGCTTTCAACATTGGTTTCAATGATGCCCGCGCAATGCGTCGAATTTGCGCCGTTGTGACGCCATCGTGAAGATTTTCCAACTCTTGGAATGCGCGTTCGAATTCCTTTTTGATGTCTTTTTCATCAAAACCGATGAACGCACCACCGCCGCCACGACCTTGGTTTGAACCTTTGATTCTTTGAAACGTATTGAATCCCATCAGTCCTTCAATGTTGTCACAATCTTCATGAACGATTGCCGCGCGTCGGCGTTTAAAATCGCGTCGATTGTGTAGGTTTTTGAATTGTAGACAATGCGCCACGTTTCTTGAATTGCTGAATCATAGCGGATGAAAAAGTGAACACGCTTTGTGGCGACCATCTGGTTGCCTTCTTCACCTTCCGTTCCGCTTTTTTCTTCGACCTTTGCCCATCGGGAAAATGCCGTTGAAAAGCCACCAACGTTTTGTCCAAAATCGTCAACCGATGTTGATTGATTTTGAAACTCAATTCGTCGGTCTAATTGTCCAGCATGGTCAATCATTAGAATGTAAAGATTCTGTAAGGATTCCACAAATATTCCGACGCCGTTGGCAATGCCTTGACGCGGTCATTGCGTTGGTCGTACAAATCCGAAATCACCAACATCATTCCTTGAATCAATGGTTTGGGAATGGATGACACATCCGTCCCAACAACATATCGGACAATGACTTGATTGACGACACCCGCCGCGGCAAACCATCCCGCCGTCGATTGAATTCGTGCGGGTTCGCTTATCGTGTCAATAATGTATTGGTCGGACGTGATTGTCACTTCGGAACCTATTTCATCCACATATTTGACCGATGTGATTGATGCAACGGGACCGCGTGACAAATAGATGAGATTTGACAAATTTTCCCATCTGTTCATTGGGAATTTGTCAAAGTATTCGTCAATCGTGGTTGTCACCAAAATGCGTCGCGTGTATTCTTCACACATTTGACGTGATGCCGTAATCAATGCCGAAATCAATGTGTCGTCATCGCTATGGTCAACGCGAAGAAAATTCTTCGCTTCACTCAATGTGATTGGTTCGGACGCCGCCGCCGTTACAATATCAAAGGCCATTTATCGTGTTTGTTTTGATGTGGTTTTCTTGACCGCTTTTTTCGCGCGTTTCTTCGGTGGTTCTGGGACCGCCTCACAAAGACCCGAATTCAAAAACTTTCGTGCTTCGGCTTCGGGTAAATCCACCACGTCATCAACGACGTGGTGGAATGTAT